ACCTTAGAAGATGGTTTAAGGAAAAATGGGTAGATGTTAGTAAAAAAGTAGACGGTAAACATCCTCCATGCGGTAGAAAAGATGCTGATGGAAAATCCTATCCAAAATGTAGACCTTCTAAAAAAGTGTCTAAAGAAACCCCAAAAGTTGCTTCATCTTATGATAAAAAAGAAAAGAAAGCAATGACATCACAAAAAAGAAGAGCAGAAAAGAATGACCCCAAAGTTGGTAAAGGTAACAAACCTACAATGGTAAAGTTTGACGAAAACATTAAAAAAAGAAAAATCATACAAATATCTGAAGATCAATTTAACAGATTATTCGAATACAACAAAGAAACCCCCGTATTAATATATGAAGATGAAGATGGTTCTGTACAGAATACCAATTTTGTCTTTAATAATATCTTAAATGAAGCAGAATACCAAGGACGTAAAGTTCAATTAGGTAAAATTATGCAAGGTGATATTAAGAAGTTTAAAGTTTATGTCAAAAATGATAAGGGTAAAGTTGTTAAAGTAAACTTTGGCTTTGGTGGTAAATCTGCTAAAGGTAAAAGAATGGTTATCAAGAAGAATAACCCCCAAAGACGTAAGTCTTTTAGAGCAAGACATAATTGTGCAAATCCTGGCCCACGTTGGAAACCTCGTTATTGGGCATGTAAAACTTGGTAATGATTAGTTTAGTTAATATAGCAAAAAATTTACTTGAGTCATATAGTGATGGTTTCGGATTTGTTGATAGTGCATATGATGATAGAACACCGTTATATGATGTTTTAATCACATATAGTGATTATGGTATGGGATTAGCATTAGTAAGAAAAAAAGAAACTAAAGAAACGTATATTATTGATATTGAGGACGTTCCACATGAGTATTATCAAGGGGATTACCATTGGGTAAATGATGATGATCCGGATTTTGAAGATGAAGATTCTTGGGAAGAATCATACAGAGAATTTGATGATGATACCCAATTATTTGAAGATGGTGTCTCTTTTTATGCTGAAGATTCAATAAAGGATGCTGATGTGGTTACTACAGACGTAAATGAGATGTTAGATATAACCAGAACCAATAAATATGTTTTAAAGATTACACCAGAAAATAAAGCAGATGTTTATAGGGAGTTTCATGACCTAATTGAGGCTTATTTTGAGCCTAGCTATGAAGAACGCAAGAAAGATAAGAAAGCCCCTTAAATGAGCTTATTTGGCCCCCAGTAATAGACCCTACCAGAAGCATAACGATTTAATCTCTTAGCTTCTTTTTTTTCGACCAATTTACCGATTTGTACCAATTGCGCATGATTTTTTAAATCTATACCTATAGTAAATCCACTTTCATATTTGTCATAGGTGGTTTCCAACATTGGCTCCACATACTTACCCTCGTCATATAGTTTAAGCATTCTTATCATTTCATCCTTCTTCAATTTACAATCAATACCTCGTTGGTATATCATTTTTTCAAGGACATCTAGTCTAAGTTTACTATAATCAACATTTTCACCCATTATTACAAATATAGGTTAATTTTATTACAAAAAAAACCCCCACATTTCTGTGAGGGTTCTTATTATGATAATTTTAAGATTATCTTAAAGTATTCATATCGAACGTTTGTAAACCACTTACGTTGATTACAGCGAAGTAACGGTTGTTTACCATTTTCTTTGCGTAACGTGTCATGATACCTTTAATCGGTGTCATGTTAAATGGATTGTACATTGTTGGAGTTAACTGTAACGGCACATATGGAGCGTAGATATAACCTGCGTCTAATAGTGACTTACCTTTGTGACCTACAAGGATCTTACCTGCTGGTAAGTATGGATCACGGTATACTTGATAACGTCCAGCAAGTGTACCTACTTTCTCGATACCCATGTTGTACTGATCTTGCTCTGGACCAGCATTAGATACGTGGAAATATTCTAAATCATCGAATACTGCAGATACTTCTGAAGAAACAACGATCCAGTTTGCACCACCTCTTAATGTAGTCTTATGGATTTGAGCTGACAATTGGTTGATTTTAGTCACCAATGTTTGGTTCCAATCCTTTTGAGTGTAACCCATGAACGGAGTGTTTCCAGTTGCACCATATTTCCACTCATTATAATCCCACTTAGCAGTCCAAGCAGCACCTTTTCTAAGGTCACGTAAAATTTCACGGTCAACCTCAGCAGCGATTTGCTCAGATAATAAAGCTGTTAATTCAGCTTCAGCATCGATGTTATGGAAAGCAGAAACGTCTTGTGCTAATTCTGGAGACCAGCTAGCTCTTAATTTTCTTTCAGTTACAGAAACTGTTACTGAAGCTAAATCAAACGATACTTCACCAATTTGATCTTCAAATTCTAATGTATCATAAACTCTGAAAACTAATGATACTGCACTTGAAGTGAAACCTGAAGGAATAGTAAAGTCAGAGAAACCTGAAGTTGCGCTGTAAGATTGTAAATCTACTTTTACGTAAATTGTACCTTCTTCGTCACAAATATCTTGGTATCTTCCTGAAGGATATGTTGCTGAAGTTGATTTTTGACCATATTCAACAATACCTTTACCATACTTTTGTGTAACAATGTTAAAGTTTCTTGCTGCACCTGCGTAGTTAACTACAGCAGAAGCTAAGAATTCTTCAGTATCCATTACAGAACCATTTGGCCCGATCAATTTACCTTGACCATCTTTTGCAAATCCTGTGAATTTAACAATGATATCAGAAACTGTATCACCAGTTAAATCAGCGTTAGCTACATCTGTAGTTGCTCCGTTAGAGAAAGTTACAACTGAAGAACCTGTTAAAGTTACAGCAGAGAACGCTCCTTTAGAGTAATCATAGATACCAGCATCAGCTGCATCATTTGCTTCGTAAAAACGATCATACAAGCTTCTTGGATCTGTTGTACCAGTTTCATAACCTAAAGTAGATGCGTCGCTATTGCCTGGCATACCATAAGGTGATTTGTGTAAGTTTGATTGTCTTTCTTGAATTTTAGGTACGAAGTAGAACAATTTACCAATTGGTAAGTTCATTGCTTGTACAGAAACGATATCGTTTGCTAATAATTTAGAGAATACACGGCGGATAATTGGGAATACCACTGTCTCGAATGAACCACTAGCATCAGAAACTGCTGCTTCGTTGATTAAATAAGACGCTTGGTTTTCATACAATTGCGCGATGTTATCTTTTTGGTGACCGTCAAGACCTTCTAAAAAGCCTAAGTCATCCCATTTTTTGATGGTATCTTCTTTGATAACACGAAGGTGCTTAAGACCGATGTTACCTACCATACCTGATTCTAATAATGCTCCCATTTTAAAATATTTGGTTTTTGTTTTTTTTATTTATTATTTTATTTTACTCATCAAATCTCTCATTCTCTTAAATTGAGGTGCTTCATAAGCTTTTGACTCAGATAAAACTTCTTGAGAAGAAGATGTTGATGCGGTATTAACAATCTTATTAACTATAGATTCAGTTACTGGTTTTTTAGTATCTAATTCTGATTTAATAGTATTGTAAAGATTTTTAGATTCTTTTATATTTGAAATTGAATCAAATTTCTTTAAAATATTCAATTTCTCTTGTTTTGTTGTTGAATGTTCAGTGAATAATCTAGTTGCATAAGCAAGATTTGCGTTAAATACAGCAACTTCATTTAGTTTATCTTTAAACATAATCAACGCTTTTTTATATTCGCTGTTTTGTTTTTTAAGATTTTCTACTTCTTCGTTAATTGCATTTGTTGATGCTTTAGATTCATTTTTAGCACCAGCTGCAAAAACTTTTTTACTTTTTAAACCAGATCTTTTACCACCATGTACGTTCCACTTAGTACGAGCAGCTTCATCAACCTCTTCTTCAGCTGGCATATCTTCTTCAGACATTTCAGTTTCGTCTTCTGGTTCATCATCTAACTCAATTTCATAGATGGTTTCGTCATCTGCAACATCATCGCTAGCTTCCTCTTCAGTCCAGTCTTCAGACATTTCTTCTTCCTCTTCTTCTGATTCGTCTAACTTAATAATGTACTCATCATCAGCATCTGTAAGTTCAATATTATTACCGTCTTTTTTAACAATAATACCATCTTCATCTGACATTGCTTTAAACACCTTTAGAACCTCCTCATCTGGAGCTCCTGTCATGTCTAATGTATCGTCATCATCTGATGCCATATCATCCATAGATGGTAACTCATCGTCTTCCATTTCAGGTGATTCGTCGTCAGTTGAAAACATATCGTCTTCATCTTCTTCGTCTTCACCATCGATATCTTTTGATGGTTCATCATTTATCGAGGGCATTTCATCTTCATCATCAGCTTCTTCATCATCTGAATCTGGCTGCTCTGACATGTCGTTTTCCTCTACTTTAGGATCCATAGCATTATCTGCTACTTCTTCCTCTTCTTCTGATTCTTTAAGCAATTCGTTTAGTTCTTGCTTCATTACTGAAGAAAGTATACCTTTTGCATTTTGCTTTACTGCTTCTTCAAGTGTATTTACTTGAAGTAGTGCTTGTTCTAAAATCGATTTTTCGCTCATTATTTTTGTTTGATTTACTATATAAATATGTGTATATTTAAAAAAATCTCTTTTTTAATATCAAAATAGATGATTTTTTATTGTTTTAATATTATCGTTTAAGAAAAGTATCAAGATTACCCATTAATTTCTTCATTCTATCATCCATAGTAGACTTTTCTTCAACGGTTTCGTTAAATTTATCTTTATCCGCAATGTCTTGAAAAACGTAAGCACCTGGTGTTGATGGTGATGATACCAAATCAAAACAAACTAATTCAAAATCATCTTGTACAATGTTTTGTCCCTTTATTTGTTTTAATGATCCAACACCTCTTGAAGATATACCTAATGTAACGCCATTTAGAAGTAGCATGGCTGCTTGATCACCTTTACAACTAACAATCCCCATTTTTTTCCAACCTGGAGATGTTAATATTTTTATTTTACCCATTAAAGTTTTACCATCCCACCACGTTTCGGTGATTGTATGGGAAACTCTATCTAAATCAATAAGTGATGATGACGGATGATTGAGCTCATTAAGGGCGGAACCCTTGCTCATTATTTGTTGATACTTTTCATTTTCCCTTTTAAGTAACATCTCAGGATAAATCCTACCGTTCTTATTTGGGGTATCGTATTTTTGTAAAACAGCATACAGAATAAGATCCTGGTCGGTATCCTTATTCTGTATTTCTGTTATTATATTTTTGTTTTTTAATTCTTCTGGAGATATGTGACCTGCGTCATATTCAATCAGTAGTCCTCTTCCAGAGTCGTTAGGTCCTAATATTTTCATTATGATATATTAATATATCATATAAATACAAGGATAATAGAATCAAATCTTAGTTTTATTAAAATTGAATAATGTTTTATCCGCTAAACAACTATCTATTGACTCGTGAGTGAAGGTTTTAAGTAAGTTTTTAACTAAATTAGACTTAACATCAAAAAATTTATCTACGAATAATGTGATTTCTAAATTCATAAATGATCTTTTATTCATCTTTATCCCTTTTGTCCTAATATCTAAATCAACAATACTTTCTTTTTTGAAATTTTCACCTAAATTATACTCTCTAATAAAGTCTTTCATTTTTTTTCTTGCTTTAGAGATTGTTTTGTTAAAGTCTTCATTTTCATTATTGGGTTCTACCCATGCATTCATTTTTACATAAACTGTTTTAAGATTTTTAAAATCTACTGTTCCATAGCCAACTTTTACATCTTTGTGATCGCCTAATGGAATATATTTTCCGATTTTCATTAATTTTTTTCATAATTTTAATTATATTATGGTGATAAGATATAAAATAAGGAATTTTTTTTAATATTCCAAAAGATTAAATGAAAATATTTATAATATATGATTATAATTGATATGAAAAAAGAAAAGAGCATTGAGTCTGCTCTTAAAACTTACAAAAGTAAGGTACAAAAAACTAAACAGATTCAAAATCTAAGAGAAAGACAATCGTTTACAAAACCCTCTGTTAAAAAACGTGCTGAAGTATTAAAAGCCGTTTATGTGGAAAAATTAAAAAATGGTCTGATTTAATCAAGACCATTTTTAAGTTGTGTTAATCTGTAATAATTGTATTTTGATGGAGTCATCGAATTAACCTCATTTCTAACTGATTTAAGTTTTGTTTCCAAATCAGCATCTTTAGATTCTGATAAAATATTTGTAACTTTAGAAAGAATTGTTTCTTTTAGTTCAGATGTTTTAGTTAATAACTCTTCACCGTTTATATCCAAAATATTCTTAAGTGCCTCTTTATCTTCTTTAGATAATGTATTTTCGTATAGATTATTGAAATTATTTACCAATACTGCATGTAACAAATTTTCATTTGCTGTGTAAGTTTTACTCTCAGAGATGTTTTCTACTGATTTTTTAGTTGTTAAATGTTCAATTAGTCTCTTTTTTGCCACAATTTTCTTTTCAAGGTTTGATAACGAATCTTCAGATCCCAATTGATCTAAAGCCTCATATATTTCATTTGTTGTCACCTCAATATCCCCTAACTTCTTATCTAGTGATTCACAGAATGTTTTTAAATTTTTAACTTGTTGTTTTACCATTTCGGTATCAATACCTTCAACATATAATTTAGCTATTTCCTTATCTTCAAAATATTTATTTTCAATTTCCTCGTAGAAAAGATACATCTCCTTGAACTCCTTATTCTCAACAACAGATTTTAAAATGTTTTTCATTTCAGATTTATTGTTAGAACCATATGATTCTGTTAGTTTTTTTAAGAGTTTGCTCTTTATAATCCCAATTCTGTTCATTTTTAATCGTTTATAATGTCGTTCAATTTATTTTCTATTTCATAAATATTCTTCTGTGCCTTTTCAAGATTAAATAAATCATTATTTTCTTGTGATTCCCCTAAAACACTTCTGATTTTACTAAACTTTTTTCTTTCACTTAATGGTTCAGAAGCCTCTCCAGGTGGTTCTGATGATGGACTAGGTGGCATACCTCCGCCCAATGCACCTTCATCACCGTCAGCGTTCGCTTGTGCTTCAATTTCCGCTCTTTCTTCTTCCGGAATACCATACTTACTATCAACCTCATCAAACACACCAGACCTTTTAATGATCTGTGCTGTATTTTGTAATTCAGCTCCCATAGCTCTTTCAAGACGTTGTTGTTGTAAATCTAACAACACTTCATTATCACTCATACCAAGAATATTCTTTTTAGCCCACGTATGTGATACTGGTAATATACCCACTTGAGATTGATCTGAAGTTGCATCTTTATATAATGTAACCTTTTCTTTCCACTGCTCAATTTTTAATAAATCTGCTTGTGAAGAAGGGTTTGTTAAACCTAATGTAAAGTTTTCTAATTCATCCTCTAATCCTAAAAGATATAAGTGAATTAAAGCGATTTTATTTAATTCTTGTATTAAAGATTTTTGAATTCTATTGATTGTTCTTGCAAAACGAATATCCATTAAAGCAAGATTCTTACCGTCACCAACAACCTCTTCAAACCCTAAGAACGCCTTAGGAATACGAAGTGCTGCCAATAATTTCTTTTGAATATATTCAATATCCGCAATCTCACCTAAGTTTTGCGCACCGGCTAATGTTTCAATTGGACTTGGGGCCGCAGGATCACGAACAGGAATAAAATAATCTTGATCAACAGCCATTTGATTGTATCTCATGTCTACTTGACCATTTCTACTATCTACTACCTGATCTCTTTTAAATTTGTTTGCAACACGTTGTACATATGGTTCAATATCCTTATCATCCATATTACCAACAAAAATCTTGAATACACGTCTTTCTGGAGCCCTTGATGTTCTATAAATTAACATGGCATCTTCAGCAAGTAAAAGTTGTTTCCAAATTCTTCTAATCTTATCTAACATAGAAGTACCATATGGTAACTTTCTATCATCACCCAATAATCTAAAATGTGCAAGTTCCCAAGACTGAAATTCCATATCCTTATTTTTCCATTGGAATCTCAATTCGCGAATTGGAGATTTTAGATCACCAGCGTTTGGTGTTCTTGATTGTGCACCTTCAAGTCTTTCAATTTCA